GCTACATATCCACAGCTTGTGCTGTTGTATTCTATAACTTGATTGTACGATCCTCCGCTTCCATCAGCATATGTGCCATACAATGTTGTCCCACTACAGTATGTACTTAATAACGTACCTGATGGAGTTTGAGTTGTAGTTGTTGTAGGCGCTACATATCCACAGCTTGTGCTGTTGTATTCTATAACTTGATTGTATGACCCTCCACTTCCGTTAGCGTATGTACCATATAATGTTGTTCCACTACAGTATGTACTTAATAGCGTACCAGCTGGTGTTACATAACCGCAATCAGTGCTATTGTATTCTATAACTTGGTTATATGATCCACCACTACCGTTAGCATACGTACCCATCTTAGTTGTACCATCACAGTACGTGCTTAATAAAGTACCAGCTGGAGTCTGAGTTGTAGGGGCTACATAACCACAGTTTGTGCTGTTGGTTTCTATTAGGTCGGTATAAGTTCCTCCGCTTCCGTCTGCGTATGTTCCAAATAAGTCATATCCAAAGCAATTTGTATCTAATAAAGTACCCGCTGGATAAACATACCCACAATCTGTACTATTATACTCTATAACTTGATTGTATGATCCTCCGCTACCGTTAGCGTATGTACCCATCTTGGTTGTACCATCACAGTATGTACTTAATAAAGTACCTGATGGTGTTACGTAGCCACAATCAACACTGTCGTATTCTATAGCTTGGTCGTAAGTTCCTCCACTTCCATCAGCATATCTTCCGATCTTTGTGGTTCCACTACAGTATGTAGTTAATAAAGTTCCAGATGGAGTAAAGGTAGTAGTTGTAGTCGTTGTACTAGTTGTTGTAGTAGGAAGTGCGCTGTTTCCAGAGCATAAAGCCCCCGGTCCAGTTACTGGGTAGTTAGCTCCTACTATAGATCTAGCACACCACTGAACGCTACTGATACCACCATTCCAGTAGTATACAAATGATTGTTCAATCCCGTCACAGTCTATATAAGTAACGTCTAAACTTTCTCCAGATTGCTGAGGAACATTGGCTGTATATTCGTAGCAAGCATTAGGATCTTCTGTCGTTGTAGTTGTTGTAGTAGTGCTAGTACTAGTAGTTGTTGTATAACCACAACTAACACTGTTTGACTCTATTAAATCAACGTAAGATCCACCACTTCCATCTGCGTAAGTACCGTATAAGTCAACGCCAAAACAACTAGTAGAAAGAAGTGTCCCTGCTGGCACGTTTGTAGTAGTTGTAGTAGTACTAGTTGTAGTAGTGTAACCACAGCTAACGCTGTTCACTTCTTCTTCTTGGTAAGAACCTCCACTGCCATCTGCGTAAATATTGACTCTAGTGGTTCCGCTACAGTATGTACTAATAAGTGTACCGGCTGGAACATTTGTAGTAGTTGTTGTAGTGCTAGTACTAGTAGTTGTCGTGTAACCACAGCTAACACTATTTACTTCCTCTTCTTGGTAGAAACCACCATTACCATCTGCATATGTGTTTACTCTAGTGGTTCCGCTACAGTATGTACTAATAAGTGTACCGGCTGGAACATTTGTAGTAGTTGTTGTAGTGCTAGTCGTAGTCGTAGCTGCTGTTGTAGTAGTAGTCGTAGTCGGGGCTGCTGTTGTAGTAGTCGTCGTAGTCGGGGCTGCTGTTGTAGTAGTCGTCGTAGTCGGAGCTGCTGTCGTGGTAGTCGTCGTAGTCGGAGCTGCTGATGTACTAGTTGTAGTCGTTCCTTCTATGTTACACTCATAAGTTTCCTCTAACCATGTTACAACTGGAGCCGCTGTACTAGTTGTAGTAGTAGTAGGTGCTGCTGTACTAGTTGTAGTAGTAGTAGGTGCTGCTGTACTAGTTGTAGTAGTAGTAGGTGCTTCTGTACTAGTTGTAGTCGTGGTAGGAGCCGCTGTACTAGTAGTTGTAGTCGTTCCTTCTATGTTACACTCATAAGTTTCCTCTAACCATGTTACAACTGGAGCCGCTGTAGTAGTACTAGTAGTTGTAGTTGTACCCTCTATATTGCACTCATAAGTTTCCTCTAACCATGTTACAACTGGAGCTTCCGTAGTAGTACTAGTAGTTGTAGTGGTACCCTCTATGTTGCACTCATATGTATTCTCTAGCCATGTAACTACTGCGTCTTCTACGTTACATTCGTATGAGTCTTCTATCCAATTAATAGCACAAGCGTCAACAGGTATTTCAACAGGTACAAAACATTGAGTTGTAGTTGTAGTAACGCTGCTAGTTGTAGTAGTGGTTATTGTTTCATTACACTCGTATGTGTCTTCTACCCACTGTATGTTTGGATTAGTAAGACTAAGAACAAACTGATCATTGTTAGGGTCGAAAGAAGAAACAATTTTAGATCCTACGTATAAATGGTCATTGAACCAGCTTATCATACCATAGTTAGATATAGGGAAAATCCCGTTATCTGTTAATCTTATTACAGACCCTCTTCTTTCGTCTGCAAAATAAATATCACCATTCCACTTAGTGGCTGAGTATATGTTATTCGATATACCAAATTCTCCTTGGTAAGGTATCTCTTGGCCTAATACATTGTTATTTTGACTTACATTACCGGATCCATCCGCATTGTATATAACACTCTTATTGAATAAAACCCTAGAGACTCTGTTGTTTTGTATAACAGTTAAATCTCCGTTTCTAGATATTATTTTAGCTATTTTTCCGAAACTAGGATCAATGTCTTTATAGTTTGCTGTAGATAAGTTAAACTCGTTAACTCCGTTAAAGGCAGTAGTAGATTCGTATATGCCACTATAAGTTAGTGACGCTATTCTTGTTATTTCTTTGTAGTTGTCTAATGGAACAAGTGGCTTAGAATCAATAAGCATTCTAGGCTGGTTAAAACCATCAGCTATCTTTATAGACTCATAACCATTATACCACCCAAAAGCATTAAAATGGTCTAAATTTACCAATGCATTGGTTGTTCCGAAAACTTGGTTAACATCGCCCAGGTGGTTTCTATTAGATATGCCGTATGTCTTTGGTAGCTCGTAAAAAGTTTCAGAACTTGCAAATTTATAGTCTGTCTCAAAAATAATTGGATTATCAATCTGCAATACCTTAAGGTTAATGTCAACCCTAACTTTACCTCCTCCAAGATAATTTGACTGAGAAAGCATCATCAAATAAAGATCTCCTGTTGGATCTATTCTTATTTGCTCTCCATTGGCTTTCTGAAGAAACCCTCTTCTAAACATTAAGTCAGACAAGTCCTCTGGGTAATCCATAATGCTTATTACGTCATCCTCCCAAAACCATTCTTCTAAGTTTTCATAGTCAGAACTAGAAACAAACCTTTGGTAAACGTATCCTGATGCGTTATCGTAATTTTCTGAAGGAGTGTCGTCATACTCTAATGTTATTATAGAGCCTGCTTTTATTGACTCGCTCCCAGATTCACTTGTCTTAAAGTGCATAATAGCCCTTCTTCCGTCATCACCTGAAGACGAATCGTCATTGTCATCCCAAGATTTAGGTCTGTCATAAGATTTTGCATTTATAACCCATCTATCATCAACCTGATGGCCAGATGAAGAAGAGAAAGATATACTTAATCCGTTATTTATGGATATTGTTGAAGCAGTAGAGTATCCTAATCCATTATTATTGTCCCATGCAGAGTATATGTTTTCTCTGCAATCTAAAAATCTCCACTCAACTAGATCCGGAGATCCACTGCTGATCACTTTAACTTCGTACCTTAAGTCTGAAGGGTGATTATAGGATCCAGTGACATTAATGTTGTTTGTTCCAGAGCCATAAAAAATAGTGTTTTCTACGTAGTCTTGAGGATTTATAACGTTGTTATAAACACTCCTAGATCTAAACGCATATCCTTCATAAGAAAAAGTATCTATGGACGTTTCATCTAGAGATATTTCTTCTGTATTGATTTTTATATAATTACCTTGCTCTTGTTTTGTGTTTTCTTCCCTGGAATCTTCTAGAAAATTTCTTTCTTTATTTTCAGACTCAAGTATCTTTACTTTTAAAGTCTTGTTTTTTATTCCAGACGTATCTGACTTAACAAATAGAAAGTCACCTTCTTTTACTTTATTAACATCTTCTCCTTCTACTTTTATGTAAACATACACACCCTCTTTGTAAAATACAACGGGTGATATTACGTCATAGTCATTCTTGCTTTGCTTTATAAACAACCTGTATCCAGTTGCCCATTCAGGAGCTTGAGAAGAAATGCCTACACTTAGGCTGTTTTTTTTATCGCTCTTTGTTATTGGTATATGTACAGTATTACCCTCGCTAGTGAAGGGTGTTGTCATCCTACCCTTTCCGTCTAAGTATGATATTCCAACCTCGTAATCCATATTAGACTTAACCGTCTCGTGGGGGATGTTTTTAACACCAGAGGCAGAGGAATAAGAAAGACTTAATTTAGGAATACTAGATACATTGTAATTCTCAGTATAATTACCAAATACTATCCTGTTGCCGATTATATCTAATGTCTTTGCTTTCTTAGGCACATTATCGTATATCCTTAAAAGCTGAGACGCTGGCAAAGCTTTATAAACCTTACTGTTTGTAAACTCAAAAATTTGAGTAGAATTATCGGACCATCCTTTGTCTGGCTTGTCTAATTTCTCTACTACATAAGTAACATTCTCTCCAGATTGCTTAGCTAATATCTCTATTTTCTTTACATTCTTAGATCCAGTGTTAAAAGACACATTAACCTTGTTGTACTTGTTCTCCATGGACTTATTAGTCCCAGAGTTGTAGTCATACCTAAAATCGTCAGGCATAAAGGCAAACTCAGAGAAAGGGGATATAGCGCTTATCTCGTCATTTTCATATATATACCTATAGGCAAAAGAAAAGAATTTGTCTTGTATATAATTCTCTTCCTCTGCATCTGTTTTTTCTAACGTTATGGTAGGCGCAGTAAGTGGAGGTGACTTTATAAGAGACACATCCTCGAATGTAAATGAATTATTAGTAAGAGCTTTTGCTGTTTCTATTTCAAAATACTTAGGCTCTGTAACTCCATCTGTTAAAAACAAAAAGTTTTTATTGTTCTCAGCGTCATTAAGGATTGACATGTCAACCATGTTATCCTCAGAAAACCCTAATTGGTTTAAGTCTCCAGATCTATTATCTGATAGTATTATTTCAGCCTGACTTGTGTCCTTGGAAAACTCACACACAAAAGAACCGCTATCTGAAACTACACACCAATATACCTTATTGGCGCCATCGTCGTCTATTACACCAATAGTTTTTGCGTTGTTTCCAAAAGATATATTAGACATTTTAGCGTTGGATAACGCGTTTTCAACGGCCCCAACATCTGAACCATTAGAGTTTGCAACCCTAACGTTTAGCGCATGTCTATACTCTCCTTTTTGAATAAGCCTCTCGTCGGAGTCCTTATTCATTTTTCCAGATGTGAATACGTTCTTTAACTTCATTATTTAATCCACTTATTTTTACCCCTTAAAGTTTGTAGCAAGTCTAATGGGTGTAGATCCATCATTCTTATTTTGGTGTTTTTCAAAGAAGCGAATACATCCTTTTTAACCCTTCTTACAATGTATTCTTGTACACCATACTTGTTTCTTATAACCTCATGAAGTATGTACTTGTAGAGAAAATCCTCAGCAAGCTTGTGGACTTTAAGTTCTGATTCGTCTAAATTAGATAAGCCATCAGTTATGTACTCCATAACTATTAGTTTGTCAGATACATCTGAGCTAAACCTAATTATACCTAAATTCTTACTTATATTATATGTCCCGTTTACATTGGCTGTAGACGTGTCCATTCCAAATCTGCCCCCGAATATAAAATCATTCATTGGGTCATTGTTAGGGTCTTCACTTTCAGCTACCTGCATGTTACGGATGTCCATAAGAGGGGTACCCTCCAATGCCTCTCCGTCTGTACCTGCTGAGAATAATATATTCCCTTGATCGTCCTGTAGGAAAGCCTTGTCTACTGTAGTGGTATACTTTCCGTTTACCATCGGGTGTAGCTTTCCTTTGCCGTCTACCCAGGATATTCTTATCATCCTAACATAGTCCCTAGGAAGCACGATCTGCAAGGTATCCGGCATTTCCATCTCTATAGATCTAACATCATTTAACGCGTCGTAGTGAAGCTCCTGAAGCCCTCTTTTCGCATGAAATATAACATCAAACCTAGATATATCATTAATTATCTTGCCATCACCAACATTTATAAGCATAAAGTTGTTTATGACATTTGATAGCTTTACATACTGGTCCTCCCCCCAGTTAGTGCTGTTTTCGTAATATTGTCTATCTGTATTAGCCATCTATTAAACCGTTTCTTTTTGAGTGTTCTGGTTGTCTAATCCGTTAATTATATTAGATACTTCAACCTCTCTAATAGATACTCCAGCTAGCTTACATATCTCTGAAACCAAAGCAACTTCTTCTTCTTCGCCCAACTCAAAGTCCATGTAATCATTGGAGCTACTGTTAAATATTGGCTCTCCACCAATCATTATATAGGTCCACTTTGGATCTATTGGTTGTCTTACGTAAGCAAGGTCAAGGCACGTTATAGTGTCAGGCTTCACTGTGTATGAATTGTTTTTGTCTATATATACAGGGTATGAAGTGCTTGGGCCACAAAGATTAGCATTGTCAAGCATTGTCTCTTTGTAAACAGGTACTTCGTCAACCTCAACACCATTACACCTAAGTGACAAAGGCATGTACATGTCGCAAGGCTTCAGGTATACTGAGTTGCTTTTAGGCAAAGACACTACCTTAGTGAATCTGTCTATTTTATTCTTAAGGTCTCTAACCCTATCCCCATAATCTTGACTAAGCCTTCTAGCGTTCTTCATAGAACTCATTCTAGAGTACTCAGAAAAGTAAAGGTTGAATATGTTTTGCTGAGCGTGCTGAGCGTATAAATTAAACTGCTCTGGCGTCAGGTATCCCCTATTCTCTTTGTTCAATATGGTTAGAACTGTGTTTCTAACGTGATTTATCATGCCTAAATATTTGACACAAAAATACAAAAAAAAGAGGAGAACATTTCTGATCCCCTCTCTTTGCATTTAAAGACTACAACTTGTTAGTTATAGCCTGTAATACGTCTAGGCCTTCGTCTGTTTTAAAGTACTTAGCTAATGCGCTATATACATTCTCTCCAAAAGGACAAACAATTATCTTGTCTTTCTTTTTGTTGTTCCAACACACCGTTACGTTATCGTCTTTTATGTAAAGTATACCCATTTCAACTGATCTTATAGCTATGTTTCTTAGCTTTATATTCTCGTCGTTGGCTATGCTTGTAAATTCTTTTGGGTTCTTTCTAGCGTAATTGAGCATGTCTCTTCTAATCTCTTTAGAGCTCATGTCAGAAACCCTACCCTTTATAACTACCCTAGCTACGGCCTCAAGGTCTTCTATCTCCATAGCTCTAGCTAAATTCATAGCGTCAAGTTCTATGTCTATATTATTAACCTCTTCCTCTGCTAGTTTTGAAGGATCAAATTCAACAAATACATTCCCGTTGTCCGGGTGGTATAATGATAAAAATTCCTGTAGTAAAGTGTTTTCTTTAGGCACGGTTAGTTTACCGTTCTGAAAAATAATAGCTGGTATAGTTGCATCCCCATATTGCTCATCTATAAATACAGATGTTTGGTTAGATGCATATCTCAAAGCTTTTTGAGTCCTGCCATCAAAGTATTGCAATGGTTTGTTATTGCTGTGCTTAGATCTTAATATAAAATTTACCGGAGTAGCGCCTCCTTTTAGTATGTAAATTCTATCCTTTAACTCCATAGATGGAGCCTCTTGTTTTTTTGTTGCCATTATAATTAAAATTAGATTAAATTAAAAAAGTAAGAGTTACCCTCGTCGTTATAACGAGGGTAATTCCTACAATAAATGTTACTTCAATAATACGAAGTTGTTAGCTCCCATAACACATAAAGCTCTTTCAGATAAGAAATGAACTTGCATTGCGTCTAGATCGCTGTTAGAAGCACCACCAGCTGAACCAACAACCCATGATTTGTACTTTCTATCCTCAGCCTCGTTCTTACGATATTTAACGTGTAAGAAAGGAACAGTTGCGTTCTTTCCTAATACTTGATCGTATACAGTTTTCTGTCCTACAGGAACAATTAAACCATCTACTCCAGAAGTTAAACCTCCAGTTGTAGGGTCGTTTAAGTATTTCCAGTCAGTCTTGTAGAAATCGTACCCAAGGTTGAAACCTTTGAATCCAAGCTCTAAAGCCATGTCAGAATCATTGTCAAATAAACCAAAAGAAGCACCAGAAGCTCCGAAGTTATTCAATCCAGCTAATACGTTGTCAATTTCAAAAGACTTGCTTCTGTTAACGAACATTACGTTTTCTTGGATTGCTCCTTCTTTGTCTAACACCTTAATGATGTTTTCGATGTCACCTTTTGTGTCAATAGATCCAGAAGAAATGTTTCCTCTGTTTTCTACTTCGTGGAATAAACCTTTAGTACCATTGTATCCTGCGTTAGCAGCAGCAGATCCATCAGCAGCAGGTTTTCCTTCGATCATAGAAGTCTCTAAGTAATCCTCGAAACGTAATCTTGTTTCGTGCTCAGACTTTAAGTACCATAAGTACCCAGATGCACCATTCTCAGTAGTTACTTCAATCCATCCGATCTGAGCCATGTCAGAACCGTTTACTTCGTACTTATCTTTTAAGATAATTGGAGTAGTAGACTGGATGTCTTTTGCAGCCTCTAAAGAACCTTCCATTCCAGATGTTCCTTTTTTGAATTCAGATCCAAAAGCGAAAACACTAAGTCCAGAAGTAGCTAAGGCTCCAGGTAAGTTAGCACCAGAGTAAGAAGCAACCTCAAAAGAGTCAGTTCCAACTACTGTTACGATAGCCTTGTCTTGAACGCCAGCAGCGTCTTTAATTACAACTGTTTGGTTTTTTCTGAATGGGTGTTTAACATAAGTGATTTCATCACCAGTTCTAGTAGCACCTTTTACAGCTAAGTGTAGACGTCCTTGCTCTGCCCACTGAATAACATCAGAAGCAAAAGGCATTTCAGCGCCTACCATTCTTAAAAAAGAAGATACAGAACGGTTTCCGTATTTCTCGAATTCTTTCTCGTAAACTTCAGGTAAGTACTGAGATGCGAACTCAATGCTTGATCCTAAGTAAGCTGACGGTGTTGTTGTTTTTGTAGGGGCTGGGGTTAACGCACCACCAACACCTGTTAAAGTTACAGACATTTGTTGTTTTTTTAAAAGTTATTTTTTTCTAATTTTCATTGAAAAATCACTCCCTTGGTCTAATACCCTAAACTTAGGTCCTTTTGCATCTGTTTGAACGTTTGATCTAACATCCATATCTATATTCTTTGTCTCCTTAACTAAACCTTTAGTAGCGTCAGCCTTGCCTTGCTCATAAAAGTGTTTAGCGATTTGGTCAGCATTGTTAGCCGCGTACATTGCTTTATGGTATTCCTTAGGATCCCTTAAAAAGCCTTTGTCGTCTAAGTGTCTGTCAAAGAAATTAGAAATGTCAGACTGTACATTTTTAACTTTAGATGCATCCTTTACTTCTAAAATAGCTTTTTCTCCTCCGAGGTCAAAGTCAAAACCTTTGAATTCTTGCCCGAATAAAGCATTTGTTTTTTCAATAAAGAACTTAGAACGCTCCGCTTGGATCTGTTCCTCAGTCATTGATTCTTCCTTATATTTATTATAAAAGTCATAAGCCGCCTTATAGTCCTCAGGAACAGAAGCTTCGCTTGACTCAAGCGGCGCCTTGTACTTTTCCTTCATGCCTTCAAAGTGGTTTCTGGCCTTGTATAATTCTTCTTTAAATGAAATCTTTTTCTTCTTTATGTCCCTGTCTTCGTCCAATTCTTCGTCGTACGAGAAGTTTTCCTCTAGAAGGTAATTAATTTCACTATCATCAAGGTGCGGCTTTGTATCCTTATAGTACTCTTTTAAAACTGACGAGTCATCTATACTACTCCAATCCTTTTGTAGGTTTAAGAAGTCGTTGAAATTTCTTCCAGTTTCTTTTTTGTACTCAAGGAATTTAGCTACATCCTCTGGTATTTCATCTTTTCTAAGAACGTCCTCCAAAGAGGTCTTGTCTACATTGTATTTCTCTTGCAAGAAAGACAAAACTTTTTCGTCATCAATAGAGAAACTATCCTGAGTGAGCTCTTGTATGATCTCCTCTTCAGATACAGTATCTGTTTCTGACTGCTCAACAGATTGCTCTGTATCACTTGACTGCAATTCATCGACACTTTCTGTCGGTTCGTCTACAGTTTCAACCACCTCATCAGTGGTTACTTCTTGTGTTTGTTTAGGCTCTATAGGGTTACCATCTTGGTCTAACTCCCTAAAAGTAATTCCTTCCATATGATTTGATTTAATTTAATTGCAAAGATACTATTATTTTTTTACAGCATGTCTGTACTAAGAGAGTCTTGACCATCAAAGTCTATAGGACTCAAGTCTTGTTGTCTCTGTTGTATCATCTTTGATTGCTGTGACGCCTGCTTAGCTGTTCTCTTATCTTTCCTGTCTTCTTTGTATTGCTCCCTGGCTATAATGTTATTTATCTCAGACTGCTTAATATTGTTGTCCATAGATTTCTGTAGCTTTATGAGCTCAGCCTTTAGGTTAAACTCCATCTGCATTCTCTGAACCTCAAACTCAGCCTTCATTTGCGCAAGCTTAGCGTCTACCTCTCCTTGAGCCATTAACGTCTGTTGCCTTCCTTGTTCTGCTGTCATAGAGGCCTCTTGGTTTGCCTGGGACTGAAGAGCTATATTCTCTTGTTGTCTCTTCTGATCCATCTTCTCTTTTCTTCTCTTTCTAACTTTTAAAAGCTGAGAGGCAATCTTAGAGTTTCTAACGGACCTAATGTCTATGGCATCGTCTATGTCAATCTTCTGAGCAGCAAGAGACGCCTGAATGTTTTGTTCCAGCATTTGTTTCTCTTCTTCGTCAGGATGCATTTCTATAAAAATACCAAAGTCATGAAGGTGTAATTCCTTTATTTCTTTTAGTATCTCCACACTTTCTTTGCCAATATTCTTAGCAAAGTCCTCTGTCATGGCTGAGTACTCTAAAACATCTGATATTCTATAGGCTATACACTCCGCTAATTTTTGAGTTATATATAAACCTGCCATGAGTATGTGTCTCGTTGCTGTGTTTGAATTCAACGCAGCTAGCTTCTGTATACCTACCAGTGAGTTTGAGTCGGGCGTACTTCCATCCCTAGCCTCGTTAAGTCCTGTAACAGACCTAATCATACCAAGGTTGTAGTTGTACATATTTATAAGCGAGCTGATCTTGGCATTAGAGCCTGAGGATGTTAACTCCTGTACGGGAATCTTACCGTGATTAAACTCTCCTTCTTCGTTTAGTGACCTACCTAATACAGAACCAGTCTGGAAGTAAAGATTTAAAACCTCACTAGCGTCGTAAGTCATTCCATTACCTAGGTTGATGGATGATATACCATCTAAATCTACGAACACACCGTCAGGGGTTAGTCTTGACGCTATTTGTTGCAATTTAAGGTGTATCATTTGTATTTGGTCAGCAAAAGGAATCATTCTTTTAACCAAAGAATCAATCCTACCCTTATACATCTTAGGGGCTGATACTATAAATGGCGCGTATACTTTCTGTATGGCTGACTTTGGCCTAACCATATTCTTCATAACGTTCCACTTAAGTATGTACTCTGTTCCGAGAACCATAACCCCCTCGTACCAAACATCTATTCTTCTAGATAATCTTTCGAATAGTTCTGTCTCATCTGGGTTAAATGAGTCGTCTCTTTGTATTACTTTTTCAGCGCCAGTTCCTGTTATTTTCTTCTTGTATACAATATTTTTATCTGTCTTGTAACTGAAGTACAATAATGTAACTGTGTTCTTGTCGAACGTATCGTTTCTAGAACCTCCTCTAGTACCCTGATACTCGTCCCACTTGTGCGCTGACTTAGATATTTTCTCCATATCTTCTTTAGTAAGATCTGGATTTATTTTCTTTAACTCTGTTAGGTTTACATTCTTAACCTCACCAAAATAATAACAGTCACCGAAGTTAGAGTCATCCGTAGGGCTCCATATAAAATTAGCCGGATCTACATACTCTACTTTTATTCCTTCATTAGTATTAAAAGAGTGCTTAGCTACCCCTATACCTATCTCTGTTATGTCTTTGTCTATTTTTGATTTTACATTTAAGAATTCATTCATCTTAAATACAGACTCTATAGACTTCTCTTGAGCTATCTCAATTGAATCCTTGTAGTCTAATTGCATATGCAAATCTAATTCATCGTCATTCTCTGGTAGCTCGTCTGGAGCAATAGAGAACATGTTTTGATCTATTAAATTACCTATGTCTTCAAAGATCTCCTTGTTATTCATTTCTGTTTGAATAACATTCTTGTACTCTGATCTCTTAGCTGTAGATATTGGATCCACGGCATTAGCCTTAACATCAAAAAGCCTGTTAGACATTCCATTAACAACGATGTCTACAAACTTAGGTATTATAGGTAGTGGTGTCCAGTCTAGGTTTAAGTATGAGATGTCTCCGTTAACAGATAATTCATCCTTATATTTCTGTGTAGACTGCTCGCCCATTGCGTACAATCTTAGATTGTGGTAAACACCTCTATTGTCGTAAAACCTAGAGTCTCTACCTTCACCTCTGAACCATTCATACTCGATAGCCCTTCCTACTCTTAATCCGTACTCATTAGATTCTTTTTCAAAATCAGGAGCTAATTGGTCAGGAAAGCCAGTCTTGCTCTTCACAGAAGAATTATTCATACTATTAACGTAATATTTTGCTTACTAAGCCTTTATTATTATACTTTGCAAAGTTAACATTTATTTCGTTAGTGTTTTTCTCTGGCTTAATCATGTACTTTTGATTCGCCATTATAGCGAAACCAGATGATACTGTTGCATCGTATTTAGTTCTTTTAGATATATCGTAGTTCGCCCAGTCTTGTAAGGTCCTGGAAAAGTACATATTACCGGTGCCGTCTTCACCAAAACCAACATTGTCTTCTATGTATGATTCTATAGCTTCTGCATGTATGGATATTACTGACGTAGAGGAGGGTATACCTCCTAGTTCTTTCTCTGCCTTTGACAAGGCGTTCTTGTGTTTGTCAGGCCTATTTACACTAAAATTCCTGTATCCTCTATTCTTTAAGTGGTATAGTAGTCTAGGTTTGTTGTTCTCCGCTAGCACTGGCATTCCGTAGAATACTAAGGCCATAAGTACGTCCTCATAAAAAAGCTCTGCCGTTTGTGGTCTAGCTATATACTCTAAAAAGAACTGATTGCTAGGGGCATTGTCCATGTTAAATTTAGTTACGCCGTGTAAGGCTCCATTAGAGCCACCACCACCAACAGTTCCGGATATGTCGTAGCTGTCACATCCAAATGCTCCAATATGATCATTCCCAGGATATTTTCTTCCATTGACTATTTTTACGTTATTCCTTAGTTCCTTAGACGGTATCCATGAGATTAAGAATTTGCCCTTCCTGTCTGGCGACCAAACAACCTCAGTGTCCCTAAGCCCGTTCTTCCAGTGAAAGTTTCCTTTCTGTACAACCCTTTGCGCCTCAATACCATCATTAAAATCTATCTGTTCGTATATTTTCTGTAAGTTAAACAAACTATTGTTAGCCTCATCCCTGAATGCGTGTGACTCAGTCCTAGGGAATTGTCTATAGAATTCGTTAAGGGCATCTGAGTCCTGCTTTAAAGATTCTACTTCGTTCTCCCAATAATCAAGAACGCCATTACCTATGACATCTCCTACTGCATCAAATACAGGGTCTTCGCTCTTTCTAAAAACAGGCATACCGTACTGATCTATAAAACCCTCAAAGTTCCACTCCATAGGTATGAAAAGTGAATACATTCCACTTTTAGTTTGACCATTCGCGTTTCTTTCGCTTACATCAGAGTCTTCATAAAGTTTCTTGAAGTTTGAGCCACCTTTATCTAGTGCGTTGGACGTAGATCCCATCATACACTTACCTACAATACGTCTACCTAAACGTAGCGTTGTCTTTACAACACGCCAGTTGTTTAATATATTATCAGGAGGTAACCACTTACCGGATTCGTCGTGTACTAAAAGTCTGAGCTTTTCACCATCGTAGGAGTTATCACCGGTGTTCTTCCAGTCGATGGTTGTATCAAGTCCCTGTAATTCAGTTTGGGTATCGGTTGCTTGAACGATGGACTTTCTTGTAAGTTTGGAGGCGGGGACACGGTACGCGAGTTCCGTCTTTGGTCTGTCCATTCCGTCTTGTATCGGCTTGAAGAAAAAGGGATAGTTGATTGATATTGGTACCACCTTGTCTGTAAACAGTTTCTTAGCATCAGATCCAGTTTTAGAGAGTATTCCGAATCTAGCATCCGAAGATATTGTTGCCATATTAACCGCTGCTCCGCTTGCCATGAAACTAAAACCGGACCTCCTATTTTTAAGGTAGCACATCCCATAGCATCTATCGTCGGCCTGGCAAGCTTCCCAGAATATGAAGAATATTCTGTTTGCTTCCCTATAGTCTGGCTGCCCAACATCAATCTTGGTCCACTGCAAGTACATGTAGTGAGTGCCAGTAATATAAGTAGGAATCCCCTTGTTATAAAACCAAAAACCTTCATCTCTTTTTGTAAATTCATCTTCTATATAGTCTACCCATTTATTCTTAAATGAATTAGGCATACCATTCCAATCAAAGATAGTTTTTATTTTTTTTAACTCTTTGTCGTACTGTTTAGCCTCCCAGTATTGATCATCTTTTTTATCTGATCTTTTGTATATATTACTAGGAACATCGGGTAATCCTATCCTAAGGTTTTGCACCTCAACAACATCACCTAGCGTTCCATTGTTAGAGATAATGACAATATCATACTGCTCATTATAACCTTTATTCCAAGATTTGTTCTTGTTCTTTTTGGTTAAAATAGCCCTAGGTATACCGCTGTCTACTATCTTAAGTAGCCTAAGATTTTCTTCCTCTTCGTTCAGCAAAGCTTTGGAATTGTTTTTCTTCTGGTTCGTCAGACCCTTCTAACTTGGCCCTCTCTAATTCTATTCTAGTCAGCATGTCGAACGCATCATTTAACGCCATCTTTTTAGTGGCGGCAGCATTCTTTAACCTATCAGCAGCCACATCCTTATCAGGGTCGTCTGTTATGATCTCGCTGTGAAGAACCTTTATAAGCTCCTCTACTGCACGTTCTCCTGCCTTAATGATTCTAGCTATTCTATCGTTGGTATTGTTAAGCATATGTCTTGATTTTGCATTCTATACATTACTTTTCCGTCTATCTCAAACTTGTACTCACTGTTTTTTGTAAAACCCACAGTGTCTCCCTTGTTTATTCCTACAGACTCAAGGTACTCATTAGAAACCTCTACAGTTCCCACATGTTTTTCTTCCTTCTCATTGTGAAGAAGTAGTGAATTTTCATTGTAGTCAACAGGAGAGATAAAGCAATATTCCTTAACAGGTTTCCAATCATCTTTTCTTTTATAAAAAAATACCCTATCAGGGTTTACTATATACAAACCATCCCTAAAATACTCATTGCTTTTAGTTTTTTTACCCTTAGCGTTTAAGTATATCCTAAATACGTTGTGATGCACAACCACTAAGTCGCCAATTCGAATATCCTTGTTGTCAATAGGGAGTCCTTTTACAACACCAATACGATTTACAAAAGAAGCATCCTCGATAGTTGTGTTGACTACAAGATCTACTCCTCCTACATTCTTTGTATTGTTGTATTCGCCTCCTAAAGGCTCTATAAGGTATCCGTACCTAGGTCTCATTAGATAAGGTTTATGTCGTACTCAATTACACATGGAAGCCTGTCAAAAAACTTCCATTGAAAAGCCTCTCCCTTATCGTTTATAACCCATATTGCGTAGCCATCGTCATCCTTTACTATCTCGTGTATCGTATGAGAGCCACCCATAGCTGTATTGCCAACTATGTAGTGCATAGCGTTCTTGTAATCAGAACCTACACTAATCTTTCTAATGTAACTCATTGTATTTAATTTAATTACCGTAAAGATAATGAATTTTAAGCAGTATATGTTCCGCTAGATGTATAAGTTAGTATTGTGTCAGAACCATCTGTTGTAACCGTAGGGCTTCCTGTTGTAGTTCCTGAATAGTTTGCAGTAGGCATACGAAGTATAACAACACCAGAACTTCCATTGCCCCCATTTGTAGGAGAGTTTCCGCTAGATCCGCCACCTCCGCTACCTTTGTTTGGAGATGCGTTACTTCCGTTTTCAGTCAATATAGGTTGATTACTGGCATTATACGCTTGACCTCCGTTTCCGCCAATTCCAGAACCACCAACACCTCTAACATTTCCTGCGCCGCCGCCTCCGCCAGCAGCGTATAAATTATTAGTTCCTCCAATTATATTAACTTCTTTTCCAGCGCCGCCATTACCCCCACCTGAAGAATTTCCAGTAGAACCTAAAGAAAAACAACCACCGCCACCGCCAGCTCCCATATTAGGCCAAGTTGTAGACAAAGAATCACCTCCATTATTGCCTTGACCATTTGTGCCAGAACCCCCGGTTCTTGGCTCAGAATTTGCTATTCCGCCTCCGCCGCCAGATCCCCCGGGTAATCCGTTTTCTGGACCAGTGCCGCCATCTCCGCCGCCACCTCCACCAGTTGCACTTATGCTTATAAAATAAGAGGGGAATCCATTAGAACCATTAGCGCCAGGGCCAGACCCCAAACCAACTCCGCCAGCACCACCTGCTCCAACGGTTATTGTATATTCACTTCCTATATTTAAAGGTAAGGAACTTTCGGAAGAATTGTATGATGTTAATAAACCTCCTGCGCCGCCACCGCCGCCAAGTTCGTTTCCACCTCCGCCTCCGCCAGCAACAACTAAGTAATCAACCGAATAAGTTTCAACAAGAGTGTCTAAAGTTAACCACTCTGTGCCATCGTATGTTTCCATAACGTTGTCAGTGGTGTTAAATCTAATATACCCAGCTTCAGGCGATACAGGGCGCTCTGCCGTTGTTCCTTTAGGAAATACAGTTGCACCTGTAGACGAATCTAAATCTAATAAATCTGGGTGGTTTATTTTTGTAGTCGCCATATTATTATTCTATAATTACCTCTTCCCAGTTAACTAACTCTTCATTCCATTTGTACAGTTTTCCGTCTTCTGGATAAGGCACTGGCGAATCCCAAAGACAAGTGTCTTCGTTCAATGTCCAGCTGTTAAAAGGTTGAGGCGGAATAAAAGCATCTCTTGTAGCGTCGTAAGTATACCCAATACCAGCGTAGTTTTTTCTAAGCGCCTTAGATTGGTCTTCACTTGGTTCGTTAGTGTTAGGCTGGTAATGCACGCCTCCTCTTGTATTATAAGAAGTCTGAATCCATTGTCCTGGACTATCGTCTACGAAGTTGTTAAAAAAATCTGCTTCAGCTACAATTACTCTTGTAACTATTCCGTTTGAAACTTTTGCAAAGTGTCCCATAGTATTAAATTAATTATGCGGTGTATGTTCCGCTAGATGTATATGTTAAAATTGTATCTGTTCCGTCTGTTGTGACTGTTGGGCTTCCTGTGATTGTTCCACTATATATTGAAGTTGGCATACGAAGTATTACTACGCCTGAGCCTCCGTTACCGCCATTTGCAGAACCAGCACCCAACTTACCTGCTCCGCCGCCGCCGCCTAAATTAGTTGTTCCATTACCACCGTGACCATTTCCGCCACCGCCTACACCTCCTACTGCAAATATATCAACCCCAGAAGAATTAATTCCAGAACCACCACCACCACCTGCTCTAGCTACAGAAGCTCCTGTTATTGAAGAATACAATCCTCCACCACCAACTCCTGGAGTTTTTGTATTAGAAGAAGAAGCATTTGTTGCTGTAGCGTTAGCACCTGCTTGCCCGGCTCCGCCGCCGCCTCCTCCAGCTGTCCATCCTCCAAAATTACAAAGAATCCCATTTCCGCCAGCAAACCCCTGCCCTGACGTAGAAGAACCTCCTAAAGCAAATGTAGAACTATTTATACCAGCACCACCGCCGCCAGAACCACCAGACAAACCATTATATACGCCTGTGTCCGTTGGATATGAGCCTCCGCCTCCACCGCCAATAGACGTTATTGTTGAAAAACTTGAGTTAAATCCGCTCTGACCGTTAACATCAAAAGTGGAAGACCCTATACCCCCCGCCCCAACAACTATATTATATTGCATTCCAATATTTAGTTGCAAAGAACTTTCAGATGGAGAATTTCCTCCTGATAATTCGTTATTATAAGAATTTCTATACCCACCAGCACCTCCTGCAGCTGCTCTACCAATTCCTCCGCCACCTCCTCCAGCAACTACTAAGTAGTCAACCGCATAACCTGTAGCAACTTTATTTATCTTCCTCCAATCAGTACCATCAAAGGTTTCTAATTTAGTTTCGTCTATTTCAGAGTTGTGTCTTAGTGTTCCTTCTACTGGGTTAGATGGTCTTTGTGCTGTTGTTCCAGCTGGCAAACCTAAAGCATCAGTATCTGAACCTAAGTCTAATAAATCGTTTGTTATTTTAGTTAATGCCATAATCTATGCTGTATAAGTTCCAGAACTTGTATATGTTAATACTGTAT